ATCTTCCAGTACGAACGGGATGACGTTTACAGCGGCGCGGACCGGCAGGTCCCGCCCAAGGTCATCATGAATGTTGATCTATTCATCTACACGGCGCCGGGCATGGACAGCGGCATAACGCCGATTTCCATCCTCAACCCGCTGTTGGATGCCATCGATGCAGTGCTCAAGCCCGGACCCAATGGTAAGCAAACGCTCGGCGGCCTAGTTTCGCACTGCTACATCGACGGCAAGATCATGAAAGACCCCGGAGACATCGACGGGGACGGCATCGCGGTCATCCCTGTGAAGATTCTGGCGACGGGTTAGGCTTTCGCTTTCGCTGCGTGGGAGGTTTTTGGGGCTTAGGAGGCTCCGGCGGCGCATCAGGAAGAAGCCTGGCCCAGAATCGCCCTCGGTTTTCATCCATCCACTTCACTAGGCTCGCTGCGGCCCCGCACAGGATAATGCCAGCTGGCACGGTGATGAGCAGAAGCATGCTATTTCCGCCGGTGATCATGCCAATTGTTGTGCCTATTGCAACAGGCCCGTGCTTAGCGGCGTTTATCGCTATTTTGTCGAGCGCGAGTGCAGCAAGAGGCGATTCTTCGAACGGAATTAGCTGCGCGGCGGCCATCTTGGAGGCGAACTCCCTAGCGAGCGCTTGGGTAGCGAGCTTTGGTTTATAGCCTTTGAGCAAAGAATAAAAAATCCCGCGAGCTATCACCTGCGGGATGCCATCACCCTCTGTGCCAGTTAGTATTTCTCCTGGCTGAACAGAAAAAGACATCGGGTGATAGTCGCGCGGGTCGCCTCCAAATACATAAACCATCGCCCATTCTGCGGAGGATTGCGTCTGATGGTTCTGGGGGTTCGGCGGAGGATACGTGCGAGCCGGTATGGTGAGCGCACTGAAGCCGAATGTTCCCGTCTCATCGTAGATGGTCGTTTCATAAACCTGCTGCAGCGGCATTCGTCGATCTTCTCACAACTTCGCAATCTTTAACCTTCTTCCTCTCAAGGAGAACACTCCATGACTGCCAACAATCCCCCGGCACTAGCGTTCAACTCTGGCTACGCGTTCCAGATCGACGGCGATACGAACCCCACGCCTTCACAATTGAAGATCGTTCAATCGGCCTCTTTGGATATGAAGAGCTCGACGAAAAAATTATATGGACAGAGCGTACTCCCCGTGGCCGTGGGCCGATCACAGATCTCCGTCGACGGAAAATTGAAATTTGCGGATTATCAGCCGCGCATGATCCGTGACTTTGTCGGTGCGCCCAACAACTCTCTCATGGCGGCCGGGCAAACACTGGTCAACGTCAACGAAGCTCACTCGGTCCCCGCGACAAGCGTCTACACCATTACGGTGACGAACTCTGCCACCTTCGTGCTCGACCTTGGCGTTACCTATTCCGCAACCGGGATTCCTTTGACGAACGTCGCGTCCGGTCCGACGGTAGGGCAGTATTCCTACTCGGCGGGCGTGTATACGTTCGCTGCTGCCGATGAAGGCGTGGCCATGCTGATTTCTTATACCAGCACGCTCTCGACGTCCGGCAGTTCAGTGACGATAAGCAATACATCCGCTGGTGCCGCCAACAGCTTCGAGACGGTCTTTGGGGCAACGTATAACAGCCTGCAGACGAACTTTCTGCTCTACGCATGCATCCCGTCATCCTTTAAGTTGGCGGACTTCAAGATCGGTGATTTCTCCATGCCCGAGCTCGATTTTGAGGCCGTCGTGAATGCGGCCGGAAATTTGGGAATCGTGTCACTTCCTGTGACCAGCTAGGCGTTTTGCATGACTGAGCCAGATGCAGCGGCGGTCATGGCCGCGCGGCTACATGATGAACGAGCCTTGATCTTCACCAACCTGATGAACGGCGTGCCCGTCTGGCAGGTGGCGCGTGATTTCCACAAAGGCGAGCCGGACGTGATGAACATCTTCCGGTTCATCCTTCGCAAGATCAGGAGCCGCCGACTTGAGCGGATGGAGCCTCCGATCATGGGCAACACAATCGATGAGGTCCGCAAACAACGAATCGCCTGCCTGACGATTCTGCCAAAGCTGAATCTGGACCGAGATCCTCGCTATAAGGATGTCCTCCACGAGAACGTCGACATCACAAAAGACGGAACTGTGAGGAATGAGGATTTTATTCGCCAAATGAAGCCTCTTCCCGAAAGCGAGCGCATCCCGCCTGGCCTTAAGTAACAACCTATACATTCATTCCTGGAACGGAGATTCCCATGAGCAACGATTTCGAAGACGCGCCCAAGGTTAGTCTGGGCGGCCAAACCTGGCCCATCCCCCAACTTGCTGCGAAGCAGAACCGGATCATCGATCCGCTCATTCTGAGCCTGCTGCCAGTGTTCAACGAATGGCAGACCAATAAGGCCCAGGCGCTCTCGATGCTGGGCGGACCCCAGTATGAGGCGCTGCAAGAGATTGCCTATCAGGCGATTCGCCGGGCCCGTCCGGAAGTCACACGCGAGCAGTTCCTCGAACTGCCCGTAGCGCTGCCGGAACTGGTGGCTGCTTTTCCGGTCATTGCACGCCAGACAGGAGTTTTCCAGCGAGGTGAACCGGGGGAAGCGGAAGCGGGGACAGCCCCGCAGAGACTCCAGACTGGGACGCCATCGTCGCCAACATCTGCCACCTGACCGGGTGGACCTGGGAGTACGTTGACGAAACGCTCACCATAGATCGCCTTTTGGCGCTTCGGAATGAGTGGAAGCGCAACCCACCTGTCGCGCTGATGATCAAGGCCTTCCTGGGAATCAAAGACGATCACCTGCCGGCAGGGAACACCGCAATACTTCCAGGGTTCCTGACCCAACCAGACATAGAGGAATAGACCCGTGGCCGATGACGTCCAAGTCAAATTCGGCGCACAGCTGGATGGCCTGGTCGCGGGCATCAACGACGCTAAAACACAGCTCCAAAGCATCACGGCCCCGATAGCGGGAATCAAGGATGCCTTCTCTGGCCTGGCTGAAGCGGCCGTCGCCGGCCTTGGTATTGACAAGCTCGGCGAGGCGGAATCGAAGTACGGCGAGCTGGGCGAGCAAATCCAGCGGACGGCCCTGATTCTGGGCGAAAGCACCGACCAGGTGCAGGAGATGTCCTTCGCGATTCGCATGGGCGGGGGCGATGCCGAGACTGCGTCCATGACGATGGGCATCTTCGAGAAGAACATCGCTCAAGCCGCAAGTGGGACTGGAACGGCCGCAACGGCGTTCGAGAACATGGGCATCGCTATCAAGGATGCCAATGGCAATACCCGGTCTGCGATCGACATCCTCAAGGACATGGCGGGGGTTCTAAGCACCGTTTCGGACGCGAACATCCGCGCGGAATACGGGCGGGCGCTGATGGGGCGCGGCTATCAGAACCTGCTGCCTGTCCTGCTTCAGGGCAAGGAGGGCTTCGACAAGCTCAACGCGATTCTGAATGAGACCGGCGCGAAGATGTCGCCGGAGATGGTCGCCAAAGCCGATGAACTGGCGCAGCATACAAAGATTCTCGGGTCTGCTTGGGATGGCTTTGCCCATACGATCGAATCGGCCGTCTTACCCGCATATGACGCGCTGATTCAAAAGACGACGTCGGCCATCGAGCATACAACGGCATTTATAACCTCCCTCTCGATCAAAGCGCCGGCAACAGGAGGGCCAAGCAGTGGGGCCACGGGAAGCTGGGGGGGCGGAAGCACCGGTGCATTCGGACCCAAGGATTACGGCGTGCAGTTCGGGCCGCCACAGCCGACAACACTGGAGCCGCTCGGGAGTGGGGAAGACAAAAGCCAGAAGGATACTCTCGCCCTCGATGATATAAAGACCACCGAGGAACTCGCCAAGCTCAAACTGCAAATGCAGAAAGACGAGCTCGATGCGGAAGTCGCGCTCGGTAAGGAATCAAAAGTTCAGGAGCTCGGGGATCTGCAGGAACTCCTCGGTCAGGAATATGACGCGCAGGATGCGGCGCTTGAGCAGAAGAAAGCCCTCTATGGCGAGGACACAGTCGAGTTTCAGGAGGCCCTCAATCAGCAGGACGTACTTCTCCAGAAGTACCTGGCCGATTACGAAAAGATAAACCAGCAGATCGCGCAGGCGAACGCGGAGCAGGTGAAGAAAACGCAGGAAGCTTATAAGGCGTTCTTCGATACGGTGGACAAGTCGCTTGATCAGATGCTGCAGGGGATCTTGCAGGGCACCACGACCTGGCAGCGATCCATAGCTCATCTGTTCGACAATCTTGCGGTTGCTTTTATTGAAAACGTCGCCAAGATGATGCTCAAGTGGGCAGCGTTCGAGGCGGCTCAGGCTGCGTTCGGTAGCGGCGATATCTTGACGAAATCACTTGGCTCTCAGGTGCCGAGTGCCATCGGCGGTTCGCAGCAGAACAACGTATTGAACGCAGCGATGGACAAGCTCTTCGCTGCCCTCGGGGTCAACACTGCTGCACACACGGCCGGCACAGTGGCAACATCGGGAAATACTCTCGCAACGACCAGTGACACTATCGCGACGACGACTGGGACGGTCACAACCACCGGCTTGACAGTGGCCACGACGGCCAACACTCTTTCATCGAGCGCCGATGCGGCATCGAATGTCGCCCAACTCGGCTTGAACACGCTGGACACCGGCACAAATACGGCTGCGATAGCAGCAAATACCACGGCCCTCTTTGCGAGCAAAGCCCTGCCTAGTTTTGATGTGGGGAGCTGGTCGATCCCGAATGACATGGAAGCCGTTGTGCATCAGGGCGAAATGATAATCCCAGCGGGTCCTGCGGCTGCCATTCGGTCAGGCGGGTTCAGTTCGGGAAGCGCGGGCGGAGATCAATACAGCATTACGATGAACATCAATGCCCTTGACGGCGCGAACGTGGCGAACGTCCTGCAGTCTGGTACTGGCCAGAAAGTGATCATTAGCTCCGTGCAGAACGCCTTGCGGAATCTGAATCCTAATCTTACGAATGCGATGAGGACTTAGATGCTACTGCGTCTGATGATCTTGAGCATCTTGCCGTTCTCGTCGAAGGAAATCGCGAGCGTCTCGACGTTTTCTCCCATCGGCGAAGCGTGTGCATAGGCCCATCGCAACAGTTCGTGATTGTTGGTGGGGTTTACGTCCCGTGAAAGAGGCTCACCAAAGAGCTGCTGGGCATCGGCCTCAGTAGAGATGCCGGGCTGCATTTGGTCTGTCTTGCTCAGATCAAACGGCTTGCCGACGGATGCGCAGGCGCAAAGCAGGAAGGAAAGCAGAACAAGGGTACGCATTGGTTCCTCGCTTGAAGTTGCCAACCTTTAACGATTTCATCGGCTTATGTCAATGAAGTTGGTAGTTGACATCTCGGTGCCCCCACGCCTAAATGACGGAACCCTGCAAGTGTAATCAGCACCGGCAGGGCTCCTGGCCAACAACAAGTGGAGCTTGTCATGGTTGATGCAGAATCTAGCACCGTTTCAGATGGTGGCAATCCCGAAGTTCAGGAACCTGTCGCGAAGCCCAAGGTCTTCGGCGTTTACATGCACGCAAGACCGGATGGGACGGTCTTTTACGTCGGGAAGGGGACGAAAGCGCGAGCGCATAACCTCAAGAAAAGTAGGAATAACTGGCACAAGAAGGTCGTCGCCAAATATGGCGCCGCAAATATAGTAATCGTCTTCACTGCCTGTGAATCCGAGGCACATGCGCTAAGGAGAGAGGTTCATCTAATCAGAGAGTATCGCGCCAACGGGATTGAATTAGTAAACATGACTGACGGAGGAGAGGGATCGTCGGGTTATTCAATCCCTTGCCGCCCTGAGACTCGCGCTAAATTGAGCGCCATCTTCAAAGGCAGGGAAATCAAGCCGGAATGGCGCGAAAAGATTAGAGCAACGTTGACGGGCAGGAAAGTGCCGCGCGAAGTCGTGGAAAAGGGCGTAGCGAAGCGCCGCGGCAGAAAGCATTCTCCCGAAACCCGTGAGAAGATGAAACGCGTGCAGAGTGACCCAGCTTTGAAGGCGAGAATCAAAGCTGCCCTTTCGGAGGCGCTGCGTGGCAGAAGATTGACACCTGAGCATTGTCAAAGAATGCGAGAGCGCGCCAAAAAGCAAATGGAAAGCCCTGAGATGCGGGCGAGAATTAGTGCGGCGAATCGGGATAAGGTGCATTCCGAGGCAGCGCGGGCAAAGATGAGTGCGGCACAAAAAGGAAAGACGCTCTCCCCGGAACACCGAGCAAAGATTGCTGCCGCTCATAAGGGAAGAAGACTTCCTCCTGAGGTGCGGGAAAAAATGATTCTCAGCTTGCGTAAGCTTTTCAGCACGCCAGAGATGCGAGCCCGACAAGCTCATTTTAGGGGTCGAAAGCACTCAGCTGAAACAAAAGCAAAAATGAGTGCGACAAGACTGGGTAAGAAGCGTTCTCCGGAGTCCCGTGTGAAAACAGGCGCTGCTCATAAGGGCAAGATCATCTCTGCTGAGACGAGAGCTAAACTTAGGGCGGCCAATCTGGGTAAGCGGTATTCAGCCGAAACGCGCGCCAAGGTAGGCGCCGCCACGTTAAGGCTGAACGAGTTGCGTGGCAACCTTTGGTCATTGATCGTTGGCTACCTCCTCGCAAAACAACTAATTCAATTGGCCTGAGCAATGTCCTCAAGCGTACTTCCGTCACTTGCCGGACTCGGCTTCGACGTCGTTCGCACGCCCGTGTGGGACACAGAAATTCAGACTGCGATCAGTGGCAAAGAGACGAGAATCGCATATTTTACGTATCCCCGCTGGAAATGGGATCTGACTTATAATGTGCTCCGTTCAAGCGCGGCGTTTACTGAGTTGCAGCAGCTTGCCGGGTTCTTCAACGCGCGGCAGGGCATGTTCGACGCGTTCCTTTACCAGGACGCGGACGACAACAGCGTCACTGCGCAGACTATTTCAACCGGCGATGGCGCGACAACCGCTTTTCAGCTGATACGCGCCTTCGGGGGCTTCATCGAGCCCATTCTGGCCCCGAACGCTTTAAGCGCGGTCTACCTCTCGGGCGTCTCAATACCCACGGCTGGGTATTCAGCCCCGACGACTGGAGCCCTTACTTCTACCGCATCGGGCTCGCTCGCTGGGGCGACCTATTTCGTAAAGACGACCTGGGTCACCAACAGCGGCGAGACACTGCCCTCGGGTGAAACCAGCCTCGCGGTCGCTGCCAGTCACGTGCTCAACATCGCGCATCCGACCGGGTCTGCTCCTGCGGGGGCTTTCGGCTGGAACGCGTATGTGAGCACGACGACCGGAACTGAGACGAAGCAGAATGCCTCGCCCATCGCGGTGGGTTCCTCATGGGTCGAGCCTAATACCGGCCTCATCGCTGGTTCCGCACTTCCCGGTGCCAATACGACCGGCTGGTCCTTTACGCAGTGGGGCAATGCGACGCCCGGAGTACTTACCTTTGCCGGCGCTCCGGGTTCCGGAATCGCGATTACGGCAGATTTTACCTACTACTGGCCCTGCCGCATGACCGATGACAGCCTGCCGTTCAACATGTTCCTGTCGCAGTATTACGCAGCGAAAAAGTTTGCGTTTCAGAGTGTTAAAAACTGATGAAGCCGATCACCACGCAACTGCAGGCGCTGTTCGCCACAAGGCAGTTCCAGATTGCGGGACTCTATTCGTTTGCATTGGTTGGCGGTGGAACCCTCAACTATTGCAGCGGGGATCGGGACATCTACTGGAACTCCACCACGTACGGCTGTGGGGGAACCTCCGGCGTCGGTCCCTATTTCGACCGGAAGGACAACCGGGCCAAACTTCACCAGAAGATCGGCACGGCCGTGGATACCCTCCTGTTCGATGTCATCCCTGGAACCTCGACCATTGACGGCGAGTCGTTCCTTTCATTCGTGAGACAAGGCGGCTTCGACGGCGCGGAACTGACCCTCAGCCGGACATATTGGGCGGTAGGAACCGCTCCGAATGCGGCAGGTGCCATCGTTCCCGTCGGAACGATTGTCGCGATGGTGGGCCGGGTGGCGGAAGTGGATGCCGGGAGATCCCTGGCGTCTTTCACGGTGAACAGCCATCTGGAACTTCTCAATATCCAGATGCCAAGGAACCTTTATCAGTCCGGCTGTGTGAACACCCTGTTCGACTCCGGCTGCACTTTAAACATGGCGAGCTTCGGAGTGAATGGATCTGCCGCTTCAGGTACGACTGCCGAACAGATAGACACCACGAGCCTTTCGAATGCCACGGGGTATTTCGATTTGGGCCAGATAACCTTCACGAGTGGGGTGAACAACGGCGTTTCCCGAACGATCAAGGCCTACGTGAACGGTTCGCCCTCAACCATCACATTAATCGCGCCTTTTCCTTCGACGCCGGCGGTTTCGGATATGTTCACGGTTTACCCAGGATGCGATAAATCTCAGGCAACCTGCGGTGGAAAGTTCTCCAACCTTCTGCACTTTAGAGGCGAGCCATATATTCCGGTCGCCGAGACGGCAATTTAGCGTGGAACGTCAAAGGGTTATCACAGTCGCCAAGTCCTGGGTGGGAACGCCGTATCACAATATGGCCCGCGTCAAAGGCGCCGGGGTGGATTGCCTGACCCTCCTCGCTGAGGTCTACGCCGAGGCCGGACTCGTGGAACGGGTGCCTATCCCGCACTATCCGCATGACTGGCACCTGCACCAGAGTGAAGAGCGCTACCTGAACGGCATCCTGTACTACATGCATGAAGTCGAGACTCCATTGCCCGGAGACGTCGTTCTCTGGAAGTTTGGACGCTGCTTCAGCCATGGCGCCATCGTTGTGAACTGGCCGGACGTGATTCACGCCTATGTCGGGTCCGCCGTGACGCTTGAAAACGCCGAGCGGGCCACCTGGCTTGCCAATATCGGCGAGGGAACGGAACGGGGAAAGGTAAGGCCAAAGAAATTCTTCAGTTTGTGGAAATAGCATGTCCTTCGTGGTCGGCCTGTTCGGCGGCGGTAAGTCGCAGGCTCAACAGCAAGCAGCCGCGGCGGGGCTCAACGTCCAGACCTCCGTTCAAGGAAAGCCGATACCGCTCATTTACGGCACGACGCGCGTTGCGAGCAACCTCATCTGGTACGGCGATTTTGACGCGCAGCAGCAGTCGTCCTCTGCAGGTGGGGGCCAGGGCGGCGTTGGAGGTGGCGGTGGCGGAAAAGGCGGCGGAGGTTCCGGGACCTATACCTATTCCGCATCCTTCATGTCCGCGCTCTGCGAAGGGCCTATCGAGGGGGTTCATGTCGGCTATGTAAACAAGGGCGTCTACGGATTACCTGCTCTTGGCCTGAGTCAGTTCCTTGGTGCATACGGACAAGCCCCCTGGGGATACCTCGCATCACAGAATCCACCGATCGCTGAAAACCACACGATACCCGGGTCTTCTCCCTATCAGGTGACCGTCAACCAAGTCACCGCGTTTGGAGGGGATCAAGGGGTTACGAGCGCGACGGCGGTTGCCTACACCCAGGTCGGATCGGCACCAGCATCAAACCAATACGCGATTCAGCAGGGCGCGAATAACACCGCGACCTACATATTCAACTCGGGAAACATCGGTGCGAACGTCGCCATAAGCTATTTCGGACTGAGCGGCCTGGTCACTCTTAACACGACCATACCCGCCTCGGCCCAGATAGTCGTTGAGGAGTGGACCGGGCAGGGATCAAGCAGCAGCGACCCCACACCCTATACTTCCGTGGGTAGCGCGCCCTCCGCAGGGCAGTACCAGGTCACCGCCTCAGGATCGACCGCAACTTACGCGTTCAACAGCGCGAATATCGGCGTTAACGTCACCATCACCTACACGGGGGTCTCGGGACAGAGAACCCTGAATACGACCATTCCGCCGACGGCCCAGATCATCATCTCGCTGTGGTTTGCCGATGGCGGTGTGACGGCGAGCGTTTCAGCCTCGGTGCTGCAGACGTCGGTGCTCTTTACCCCCGTTACTGGGACGCCGGCGGGAAATCAGTACAGCGTCCTGAACGGCGTCTATACCTTCAACGCAGCCCAAGCCGGGGCGTCCGTAACCATTAACTACTACGCCTTCTCGGGGAACAATCCGGACCTCGGATATAGCGGGATCGCATACGTCGCGGCCGCCAATTACAGCCTTGGGAACAGCCCCCAGCTTCCCAACTTCAATTTCGAGGTCAATGGAAAGTTCTCACTTTCCATCACGCAAGAGATTCTGGGCGAACAGGACATAATCCCGGTAGCGCCTTATCAGCTGACTGTCCAGTTCGCCGCGGAGTTCGTCTCCGATTCAGGCGTGATCGATGAGGACGGGAATGTCTACACGAAGGTCTCAAGCAGCCCCGGCAACCAGCAATACACGGAAAGCGTGGGCGTCTACACCTTCGCCGCGGTCAACTCCGGGATTGTCGTCAATATCAGCTACCTGGCCAACGCGGGTCCGGACGCCGATCCGAGCCTCGTCATTAACGACCTCTTAACGAACGAAGTCTACGGCATAGGTTTCCCCTCGGATCGCGTGGGGAGTCTCTCGACCTACCAGGAATACTGCATAGCCAGCGGTTTGCTCATCTCTCCGGCCTATACGACCCAGACGCAGTCGAGCTCGATGATCGATGACATCGCGCAGGTGACAAATAGCGCGGTCGTGTGGTCAAACGGCGCGCTCACGCTCGTGCCTTACGGCGATCAGAACATCACGGCGAACGGCTATACCTACACCGCGCCTTCGGCTCCTTTGTTCAGCCTCACCGACGATGACTTTGAAAAGAACCAGAACGCCGTCGGCACTTCCTCTTCGATGAATACCGACCCGGTGCTGATGACGCGCATTCGGACTTCGGATCAGCTCAATTCCATAAAGCTCGAATGGCTGGACCGGAACAACCAGTACAACCCGGCGATCATCGAGGCCAAAGACCAGGCCATGATCAACACGTTTGGCCTGAGACAAGATGCCTCGCGCGCCTTTCACATGCTGTGCAACGGCAATGCCGCGCGCATCTCCGTGCAGCTGCAGCTTCAGCGGGAAGCCGTCAGGAACACCTATCAGTTCACGCTGGATCAGCGCTATATCGTCCTGGACCCGATGGACATCGTGGCTATCTCCGATTCGAACCTTGGTCTTGTTAACCAGTGGGTAAGGATTACCGAGGTCACGGAGAACGATGACCTCACGCTTTCAGTAAGCGCTGAGGAGTACCTCCAGGGAACTGGCAACGCCCCGCTTTATACCTACCAGGGCAATAACGGCTTCAACGCCAACTACAACGTCAACCCCGGAAACGTTAACACCCCGGTCATCTTTGAACCTCCGGTACAGATCACCGCCACCACGGACCTTGAAGTCTGGTCAGGCGTAAGTGGTGGCCCTCTTTGGGGTGGCTGTGACGTCTGGATTTCCACGGACGGAAATACCTACAAGCTGGCCGGCCGCATCAGCGGCCCTGCGAGGCAAGGGATGCTCACGGCTGATCTTCCGTCTTCTGCCGATCCGGATACCGCGGATACGCTTTCGGTAAACCTCTCCGAATCGTTCGGGGAGCTTCTTTCCGGAACCCAGGCTGACGCCGATGCTTATCACACGCTCTGCTACGTCGGCGGCGAGCTCATCAGTTTCGAGACGGCAACGCTTACGGCCCAGTATGAATACAACCTCACCTACCTTCGCCGCGGCGCTTACGGCTCCACAATTGGCGATCATCCAAACGGCTCGCAGTTCCTGAGGCTCGACAACGGCGTCTTCGCCTATTCCTACGACAAGTCGAAAATCGGGACTACGATCTACCTGAAGTTCCTGTCCTTTAATATCTACGGGGGCGGGGAACAGAACCTGGCCGATGTCACGGCCTATACCCATTTGATCGTGGGTCCTCCTCTGCCTGGAACGGTTCAAAACTTCACGGCCCAGCAACAAGGCAACGTTGTAGCCTTCGCCTGGACCGATCTTCCAAACGACGTGGGTCTCAAGGGTTACGACATCGCCTATGGAGCGATCGGAAGCGTGTGGAGCGATAAAACGTTCCTTACCGAGGCGCATCGCGGAACTGAAGTCAGCACGGCATCGGTTCCACCCGGCACCTGGGAATTCTCTATCCGGGGCCACGACATCGCTGACAATCTCGGGCCGGAAACGCTCGCCACCTTAACGATGACAAACACCAGCACGATCATCTACCAGAAGCAGGAAGCGCCGGATTTCTTCGGGGTGGTGCTTGAGGGCTTCGGCACAATCATCACGACCCACTACAAGGGCTACGTCATCCCGACTGGCGATGAAAACGCCTCGTTCTATCAGCCGGTAAGCGCCTACGCGGATATGACCGTTCCGCCCATTCTTGGGCAGGCTCCCGGTGGTTCGCTTGGCGCCCAGACGCTTTATGTGAAAATCACCTATCTCGACAACACGGGAGAATCGACCGTTACGGCTGAGGCCAGCCTTCTCGTGACGGGGGGAAACCTTCTTACGGTCCAAGCCGACATAGGTGACTCGAACATCCTCTATCAGGGAAATGACGGGGGTGACGCCTCGGTCGTGAGTTTCAATGTGTATGTCGGGGCTACTTCTGGTTCCGAAACGCTGCAGAACTCCACGCCTATACCCATTCAAAGCGTCTGGACGATGCCTGCCACGGGCCTCGTCACTGGTGCCTCTCCTCCTTCGATGGATCGCTCGGGCTGGCAAGTCTTCGATATGTTCTGCCCGGATCCCACAAACGTTGGGGAAACGGTAGAAATCGACACCGTTAACTCAAGGCTCAACCCTTCCAGCGCCGACGTCGACACGGGGTACAACGACACGCTTCGGGTATATGCGACCTTCCAGCTCCAGCTTGGGCCGGGAGAAGCCGGGCCTTTACCGCCTGACGCGGGTTCGGTGAACGTCTTCACCTGGCTTACGGGGCAAACGGTCTCTGATGCCGTGGCGGCGCCGAGTCCCTGGACTATCGGCTATCTCATGCTGCGCTACCTGCTCACGAGCCTCGACATGGCCGTGACGCAAGGGGCTATATGTTTCTGCAAGGGATACCAGGTCACGGTGGATAATCCTTCGGACGTTGAGAACTTCATCGCGACGATAGCGCCCGGAGGCTCAACCGTCACCTTCCCCACGCAGTTCCACTCTCCGCCTTTCGTGGAGGCCACCCCGATAGGGACGTCTTCACTTACCGCCCCGGCGACGATGGTTACCGCGCAGAACTGCGTGATCAATGTCTACGACAACACGGACACCAGCGTCGGCGGCACGGTGACCATTACGGCAACAGGAGCTTAAATGTCAGATACGAACCCGGTCGGGACTTATACGGCCCTTGATAACACGGCGGTGGATGCGTCCACTTACAAGGCGCAGATCGACGCGAATTCAGCGGCAGGTCAACGCTCCGCAGATAACTTCGCGGCGCATGTGAGCAGCCCACCGGCAATGACCGTCACTCTCGATGCCGGGCATTTCATGCTGAATGGAGGCCTTGTCGAGGTCGCACAGCAGACCACGGGAACCTTTACTGCTCCTGTGGGAAATCCCCGGATCGACCGGATTGTCGTGGGCAACGCGACTGGAACCTTATCGGTCATTACCGGGACACCGGCATCGAGCCCCTCTCCTCCCGCGATCCCGGCCAACACGTCTCCCGTGGCTCAGGTGCTCCTGCAAACCAGCACCAGCCTCATCGGCAACTCGATGATTACGGATGAGCGCGACTTCACGGCGCTCGGGACGTATCTGACCGGCACCAATGACCGCGCGAACCGGCTCATCAATGCCGGAATGCAGATCGATCAGGTGAAGGAGGGGGCCTCCTATTCAATGTCGAGCGGCGCTAACGCCTACACCCTTGATCAGTGGCCCGTCTACTACGTGAGCGCAGCCACCGGTGTTGCCGTTCAACAGTCTTCGGATGCCCCGGCGGGTTTCGTGAACTCGCTCAAGGTAACGGTCGGAACGGGCGCGGGATCGGTCGCAAGCACCGACACCCTGCAGGTCACGCAGCCCATTGAGGCGAACAACGTAAATGATCTCGTCTTCGGCGCGGCGGGAGCCCTTCCGGTATCACTTTCCTTCTGGGTGAAGTCGTCGATATCCGGAACCTTCGCGGCCACCCTGCAGAACGCCGCGGGCAACCGCACCGTTGTTAACAAATTCTCAATTACTGCCACGAACACCTGGCAGCAGATCACAATCCCAAATATTCCTGGGGACGTGGCGGGGACATGGGCGAGCGGCAACGCCGCAGCGCTCAACCTCATCATCACCGTGGCGGCAGGTTCTTCCTTCCAGACATCAACCCTTAACTCCTGGCAGGGCGCAGCCTATACGGCTTCGTCAACCCAGACCAGCTCCCACCTCACGACCTCTTCGTCGACCTTCCAGCTTACCGGTGCGCAACTCAACAGCGGCGTCATCTGCCAGCCCTTCGACAAGAGGCTGTTTCCCCAAGAGCTTCTCTACTGCGAGCGGTATTACGAGAAAAGCTATGATGCCGGGACTGCCGTGGGCGCGGCCAGCGCAGCAGCAGGCGCGATCGGGACTGAAGCGGCCGGCACATCCATCAACATAAACGCCCAGACTGTTCCCAAGCGGGTTGATCCGAGCATAACGGTCTACTCTCCGAATTCGGGCACGTCAGGAAAGGTTTACGACAACAACGGAGCGGCGGACCTCAATGCGACGGGTGTCAACCCCGGGCAGAAGTCTTTCACCATTGAAAACAGTTCTTCGACCACGTCAGGTCATTTGTACACGGCTCACTGGACGGCAAACGCCAGGATGTAAAAAAAACGGGAAAACTGAGGAGCGGAAATGGAGATGCCTGATATGCCCGAGGAAATTGAACGGCGCTCAAACCAAGCCACCATGCTGACGATGTACCGCGTTTTCACCGGCGTGATGTCGGTGATGCTCTTTGGTGTCGTGTGCTGGATGGCCTTCAACGTTTCCCACATCCCGGTGATCGAACTGCGGATCGAGGACCTGAACGACAAGTTCGACCAGCGGGCCACGAGACTCGAGACCGATATGAACTCTACCGCGAAATGGCAGACCGACAAGCTGAACGACCACGAAATCCGGATCCGCGCTCTGGAAACCCTGCCGAAGAAGTAGCGCTCAATCCACTCATCCATTAACAAACGAGGCCTAAAATGTCGGACCGCGCACTGCAGGACCTCTGCCCTGAACTGTATGGGCTTTGCCTGAAATGGATGTCCGCCTGTGAAGCCGCCGGCCTTCGGGTGGGTATCTCCCAGACCTACCGCAGCAGCGCGGAGCAGGATGCGGATTATGCACAAGGCAGAACCGCGCCTGGCGACATCATCACGAACGCGAGGGGCGGGCAG